CCGGGTCTTCTTTAATTTTTAATAAAATTTTATACAACACGATATTTTGTTGTTGGATCTCCATGAATTTATCTATGTAGAAAGGATCTGTGAATACGGGTTTATCAGTCATAATTTTAATATATGTTAAAAAGGTATTTAGGCGTTAATCCACAGTTAGTTCCTGCATGCCAGTATCTTCGAGAATCCCATTGAAAGGTATCCCCTTGTTGTTTATTATAAAAAATCTCATTTTCGCATACAAACACATGACCAAATTCAGGCTTGCCAATATGACAATGCCATCTTAACATATCTGGTTGGGTTAATAACAATGCCTCGTCGTCATGCACATCCCAATGAATAGGCGCCTGTCGACCAGGCCATATTCTACTAATCCATGACCCCGACGTTGGTTTGATTTCAAAAAAATCACAAAACTTTTCTTCAACTACTCGATCGTAATGTTTACCAGGAAAAAACATATCCCATTGTGTAGTTCCTCCTAACTCAACTATCTTATATCCCTCATCTCGCCATATATCTGTAACTTGATTAAGCAGTGGGATTGGATCGCCTTCCTTGTGGGTAGGTCCACTATCTGGACCCGGATGGCGTTCGTAGTCATTTCGTTCTAATCCGTTGATAACCTCGGACCAGTTAATAATATCACTGCAATTCCCTATAAATTTAATCATTAGAAATTCCTAAAAAATGAAAAAGATAATAGGGGCCTTGTCCAGCATTAGTTCCGGCGTGGTAATCTCTGTAGTGATCCCATTGATATATTTCGCCTTGTTCTATATTATAAAAACATTCATTACCTAAGATAAATGCATGAGCAAAATGTGGCTTATCTATAAAACAAACATAGCGAACAAGCTCTCCCCGGGCCAGCCATTCTTCTTCGTTATCCTCTACATCCCAATGATACGGCACACACTGCCCTGGCATTACTTCGGAAATAAACACTCGTTTAGGTTCAGCGTTAACTATATTTGCAAATGTGTCTTGTACATTAATATCAACATGTTCTCCAGGATAATAGTCCCACCATTCGATATTTTTAAAATCATAGTTGGCTTTCTTCCAGGTTTCCATGATTTCTTTATAGTAACCTAAATTAATATTTGGATCATCTTTTACACGATCAGTCACTGTAGAAGGACTATTGTAATCTCCACTACGAGGTACAATGCTTTTCATAACAACATTCCAATCGATTAATCCGTTGGTAGATCCAATGCGTTTAGGCATTGATAATTTCCTTGTATATATATTCCATATTCTGTGTACCCCACCTAACGTGTTCTTGCATCGACCTCTTAAACATAATTTCTAAGTTGTATTTGTTGTTAACAATAGCTCCGGTTTCAGCTAATCTAAATTTTGCCGACTCATGTATAATACCATCCATATATTCTGTGTCAATAAAGGGATCGGTAACTGGCACACAACCATACCAATCAATTGTTTGCATTTGTCCATCTTTGATAAAATGACAATGCGGGTACATTGTCAACTTGTAAACGCCTTCCTTAAACAGATCTGTCATTATAAAATGCAGTTGTTCTTTCCAATTGTTACAGTAATTATCTAAATTTCTACCGCTGTAAATAATTTCATTGCAGGTTTCTCCCTGCCATTCAAAAAAAACTCGTTTGCTACGATAATCAATATCTATAATTGTAGGAGTATATGGCTTATCTTTAAACTTTAATAAATTATCTATTTCATTTTTCCAAAACCAATCGATCACATTTTGTGTATATGTTTCTCTAATAGGATCGTCTTGACGCTGGTACTTGTTTGCCCAAGCATAGTTGGCACAAAATACAGTGCGTTCTGGATTTAACAATGGCTCATAGGTTTGCTGCGACATACACCTAGTGCCGTCATCATCTATCTTTAGAAATGGTATCCAGTTATTGATCGAAGTCACGAACTTTGTATCCTACACGTGGTTGATCGCTAAAGAAACAGCTAGCGATCCATTTAGTGCCTTTAGTGATTAGTCGACTTTCGTGGATTGTGCTCCAGTTAGTTGCTTCGTCGTAGCCTTGTTCGAAATATAAAAATGATCCAGCCTTGGGCTGCACTTCTACATTTAATTTTGGAAAATAAGTTTGGCCGCCTACAAAATCGTCATTCAAAAAGAATATACCAGTGCCTACTCGGTCGCCGCCGTATCTATAATAGTTTATTTGTTTTGGATCGTAGGGGTAATCGTGATGCAGATCTAAATACTGCCCCTCAACATAGTTATAGATATCTATGGCTTCGATATGACTATAAGGAATTTTAGCAGAATTTACAATCGCTGTGGCTAGTATATCGTAATGATAAGGGTCTACCCCTAGACTGATTCCCCTGTTTTCAACCAGTTCTGTTACTTGAGCATACGACTCTTGTCTACTCTGTGTTCCAGATTTAGGATTCATTCCGTTCCTGGCATGTCTTTGAATGATGCTGTTACATACTTCGATAGGTAACAAATTATCAAAAACACTTACACGTGGAATGTCTAACTGTTTGTGTTCGACCACCGAGGAAAGTATGCTCACATTGACAGCCTTGCTGGCTCCGTCTACTTCTATTCTTTCAAACGATACCTGTTGAAGTTCAAACAGTACCTGAGGGTCTGCGTTTATATTCCATTTTTCTACTAGAATAGAGGAGCCGTCGTCAGACAGGATGAACCCATAATCTTTAGCATCGTTAAACCATTTAACTATTCCATGTTCTATCATATATGTTTATCTGCCCTAATGTCAGATCCGCAATCACATCTTGTTCTATCGCACACTACAGACTCGGGCCATTGGTCAATACTAAAATCTTTAACATTTCCAAGTTTGATAATTCCACAATTACTCCAAGAAATATTACCTTCGGGTGTAATTAATAAATTTTCCTTTCCAGAAAAACAAGTCCATCCTAAAAAATTATTAGTGTCGAGTTTCATTAATTGATCCGGATCCAGTACCGATGTTGACCCATCATTGTATACTGCAACAGCATCTGTGTCTTTTAACCAACTATGAGAAGCTTCCAATTCACTGAATCGTTCTTTGGTAAATTGCCACATCGGCGGAGTATCCAATAATTCTAACTGCTCAGGAGACCACTGGTATGTGTAATTTGCTCCTGCCCAATTATCGACTGGTTTAATCAGTATAACTTTTATGTTTTCTAAACTTTTTAATTCAGCGATCCACGAGTTGGCTAGATCCCAATGTTTAGGATCCATCATTACATAAACAATTACAAAACTGTGAGCTGTTAAAACTCGAATTTTTTCAATGTCAAATTTATGTTGGCTCGGATGCATGGTCAAACACCATACGTCGGCTAGGTCAGCAACTTCTTTGTAAAACCTAGTTGTTCTAACATTATTACTGTCTACTCTGGTTTTAATTCCCAGTGTTCGAAGCATGGTTAGTACATCAGCAAACTGGGGATGGGTAGTAACTTCTCCTCCAGTGATCCCAAGGTATATAGGTTGCGTAAATTGACTAAAAAACTTTTTGTAAAAATCTAAATCAATAGGCAGATGTTTTCCGGTTCTGAATTGAGAAGGGCAGTATTCGCATGCATATACACAGTTAGTGGTCATTTGCCAGGTAATTTTTAATGTATCTCGATTACCGGATTGAATTTTAATTATTTTTTTCATTTAATCTGTTAATTTTACCTTGCCATTCTATTTGAAACTTTGCTAAAACATCTTGTAGATGTTCAACTACCCAATCAAAATTTTTAATATATTGATACTTTTTATAACTTTCTTGATTGTCTGTATTCATTAATAACGGATCAAAATGGCTCAGCGGATAATTTTCTAAACTAATTATTGTGCCGTAAGATGGATAATAATTCAAATAATCTGTTATTTCTTTTTCTACAATTTCAATGTCATGATCAGTTGCTAAAAATTCAAAAGGGGTAATTTCGTCTCGTTTATTAAATCCAAAACGTTGTGCAATAATAAGACTTAAGAAAGTATTTAATCTATCCGGTCTTTCAACAACAAATATATCATACGTTTTAGAATCTAAAGAGTTTTTATACCATTCCTGTATAATATTTGATCGAGTAATATGCGGACCGTGAATTTTTAATACAGTGTTTGGATCATCTATTTTATAAAATGCTTTTTTGATTTCTTGATCATTATCAAGATCTAAATTAAAATTGGCAAACACTTCGTCTTTGATAATAGCTCTACGACATCCATAAAATAGCACAGTGGCTCGTGTTCTTGGCAGAGTATACAACATTACAGGTTTCATAATTCTATAACCGGGTTACTGATAGTCCAACCACGTTCTGTTAATGCATCTTTAAATTTTAAAAACATATCGTGATTAAAAAAATATTTCATAAATTGATCTATGCCGTTATCTGTTTCCCAAATAGTCGTAGACGATTTAGACATGGGATCCCAAACTTTTAAATGTAAAGGATAATTTTTTACCTTATAGTCAATAGTAGATTGTCTCCACCACACATCAAACTCGAAAATAAATTCTTCTCCATATTTTGATAATAGAATCTTCTCGATTGCAGAATCAAATTCTTTGTAGTCATTGTATGCTACATTTAAATTAAAAATGTTAATCGAACATCGTTGCATTTATAATTCCAAATTATCTAAAATTTGTTTGGCAGCTTTTTCATTTGTTTTAATGCCATTGTGTATTAAATCTCTTGCTGTATCGTATCTATCATTTATTTTGTCACAACCTAATAATTTTTGTGTCGCTGAAAACAGACTGGCTTCGTAATATTGTGTACGATTGCCCCATATTTGTCGAGCAGCTAATTGTACAAATAATGCTTGGCATTTGGCATGTTCGTCATCCTTACTCCAATGGTATGCATAGTTATTATCTGTAGTATTCCAAACTCCGTAGTGTTCTACATGTTTCTTGCGGTAATACACTGTTCGAGAATAGTCTGTCCATAGATGAACTATTGCTAGAGGGGTTGGATGTCGTTGATTTAGTATTAGAGAATTATGAAAAGAGGCCATCATCGAAGATCCGCCTATTCCCATGTTAATTGTAGGTATTCCGGATTGTCGTTCCATCATTGCCGGTATAGTGTGTTGATCATCAACCCCTGTACCAAACACTACCGAACACCCAAATACAACAATTGAATTAGCCCAATCAATAGTTTTAAATTCTTTTGTTCTATAGCCATCTGAATTGACTGAATATGTTACTGGACATGTTCGATAAATCCAACTGTCTGCTTGAGTTTTTAAATTTGTTTCAAACAACTCTTTGGTATCAGTTCCGTAAAAATTGCTGTCAATGTCAGGATCAGTTTTGATAAAATTAAGTTTTTTTATTTCTTTGCTAGATGTAGAAAATATTTTCATTTTAATATTATTTAAGTCCCAGCTCTTTACGAATTTTTGTAGCACTGATGTCTGTGATTGTTTCATCAAACGTTTCCTCCCCGGATGTGTATCCTACTCCGCGACCCCACCCAATGTGTACAATATTAGGCACAACCTGTATTTCATATTGACCCTGATATATTGGGTCTAGGTCACGCTTAATAAATGTTTTGACCTTTTCTATTTCGAATGGGTTCGAACCTTGCCAGCCCTGGCAGTCTCGAATTTGTATTACTACTTGCCCTGTGCGTTGTATTAAACGTGCAAACAAAGCACGGTGACCATCGTGCCAAGGTTGCCAACGACCTAACATCTGTACTGTTTCTGCCTGCCAATTAAAGACAGGCCTTCTTCGATTGTCTATGATGTGTTGACCGATAAACTCAGCCCATTTTTCTGCATTTTGTTCTGTAACACGAAAATCATATACTTCAGGTTCTACAAACATGGCATTTGTATCTGCATAACGTCCTTCGCGAATAGTGTCTACCCAAATGGTCCAATCAGCTTTGAAGTTGTTACGCATTTCTACTAGCGGTGCAACAAAGTCACAGATCACATATTCTCCACCGGCTTCTATACTGAACTGAAACATACGCAGGCTTTGACGAATACGTCCATCATTGCTAAAGTCCCAGTCGTTATACTTGCGGCGGATGTCATCTGCGTTGAACCAAGTTACCCTGGGTTTAAAACCAGTTATTGGTAACATTTCAGCGTGACTTAAATCTACGGTCCCGTGCAGTTCTAAATATTTTTTAAGCTCTCCGGCCAGTGTTGTTTTGCCTGCTCCGGGTAAGCCCATAATTAAAATTCGTTGTGTCATTTATTTGTTCCTATGATCATATATCTTGTGTACAGCGGCAGTTTAAGTTCACCTGCCCATTTTACTTTTATTTGACTTTGTTCTATAAAATGTTCTAGATTATTTGCTGTTCTTACGTGTTCGTCGATAGCATAGTTATTGCTCTGTAATACTAATAATGCATTATGGGGCATTCCACTCAACCATAGGTCATATTGATCCTGGGTGATGTGTTCGCAGCTGGTGTTAATTACAACGTCGGCATCGCTTCGAATCTCGCACATGTCTGCGGTAACTGCTCGAAATCTTCCTGCGATTTCTTCCGACTTGTTCATCATATTAGCGATCGATTCGCATGTATGATCGATATCAACGCTGCGAATATTAGTGATATAAATATCACTTTGAAATAGCATACTGGCTAATACACCTACCCATCCACCGTGAATATCAATGCTAACTACCTGATTAACATTTTTACGTAAGTTAGTAATCAACCATTCTTTGCTTTTAAGTTGACCTGACCAAAAGGCATCCATGGTCCTCATGGGATTTTCACTGTTGCGGATAGCCTGCATCCAATAATGTAAATGTTCTAGATCGATTTGCATTTTGGTATTTTACTATCAGCTGAACTTACACAGCTAGGCGTTACACATATTTTTGGTTCTGTAAACAATTTAAATCCTTCTGTAAGGTTACCCAAAGACACATCATGACAACTGTATGATCTCTTAACCTCGTTACCTCTTATTATAACACTTTGATACCCACTATTACAACTCCAATGTTGAAATTTATTGAAGTTGAAAGCATTGAATCTTTCGGCTTGATCAAATAGATATTCTGTATTATCTGCATCATATAATGCAATTTGGTAAACATCATCCCCATTGGCACGTTGTGGAAATCCTGTTTGCATTAGATCGATCATTTCCTCAGTATAGCCATCTACAATGTTACTGGCTGTCGGGTCGCTCTGCGGCTTGAGAGTCACGTTAATTCCACGTTCATGAAACCGTGCCATGCGAGCATATAACTCGTAAAACTTTTCTGGAACCATTACTTGATTGATAGTAACGTGTACTAGTTCATACATTAACTGTAAACACTTGTCACCGAATTCCTGCTCTTTAGCAAACTCATCGTGAAAG